GATACGTAGATGAATATAGCAAACCCCGCGATCCTAATCGCAAATTATTTATAGACCCGATACCATTTGGAAATGAATGTAGCACAGATTTTATTGATATGAATAATAAATATCAAAAAAGATATAAGCAAGGTTAATTAATTACAGTTTATAATTACCAAAGAAGTAAATGGGTACATTAAGTTTCAAAAGCGTCGGACGCACGGCACAATCGCTTCAAGATGAAGCTGTTGAAGAAAAGGTATTACCCGTAGGCATTAAAACGCCTTTGCAACTTGAAGTTGTAGATGGTCCTTTAGCGATGCACTATTCTCTTGAAGATCAACTATCTGATAATTTAAGAAACTTATTACAAACTAATTTTGGCGAACGCTTGGGCATATATGATTTTGGTGCTAACTTAAAACCTTTAACAGTGAATTTTAGTTCACAAGATGTTTTTGATGCCGAGGCATTGAATAGAATTGCCACTGCGATATCCCGGTGGATGCCTTACGTCGAACCTATCGATTATATTTCAGAAGTTGATAGGTCTCAAAGGCTTAACACTGCGTTAATTAGAATCACCATTACCTATAATATTCCCAGCTTGAATATATCTGGTAAGAAAATTCAAACAGTTTTATATGTAATTTGAAGAAAAATGGCGACAGATAGAAAGACACAAGTTCAACAGGTTAGGCAGCGTAGATATTTGTCACGCGATTTTGATTCTTTGCGCGCAACCTTGTTGGATTATGCAAGACAATATTATCCAACACAAATACAAGATTTTTCGGAATCTTCGGTTGGTGGCCTTTTTCTTGACATGGCAGCCTATGTTGGCGATAACATGTCTTTTTACATGGATCATCTTTATGGTGAATTAAATTTTGATACTGCAGTTGAACCATCGTCTATTCAGCGCGCATTAAACAATTCTGGCATTGAAGTTAATGGCGCAGCGCCGGCGACCGCGAATGTAACCGTGTATTTTGAAGTACCAGTTGAGCAACTAGACGACGATGGCCCAGATGTAAATTTATTACCCGTCGTAAAAGCCGGTACCGTTTTTATTTCTACTAATTCTATATTGTTTAATTTATTAGAAGATATTGAGTTTTTAGTCGAACAAGAAGATGGAAGCTATGTTTTAAATTCTTTAGCTACGAAAAGAATTGGCAATACCAACGCCAGTGGTCAAATAACTTCATATATAGTTTCATTAAGCGGTCTATGCGTTTCTGGCGATGTCGTAACTGAAAACTTTACAATTGGCGATTTCGTTCCATTCAGAAACATAACTCTGTCCGAACCAAACGTAACAGAGATTATTAACGTATATGATTCTTTTGGAAACACGTATTACGAAGTAGGCGCATTAACTCACGACGTGGTTTATAAAAATGTATTAAATATTGCTGGTGATAATCAACTAGTAAAAGACACGCTAAAAGTAATACCTGCGCCTTATCGTTTTACGAAAAATACGTCCGTTATAGGAAGAACAACTTCTTTAACATTCGGCGGAGGTACAGCTGATTCGTTAGAGGACGATATAATACCAGATCCGTCCGAGTTTGCTATTGCGATACCCTATAGCAAAACAAGCTCAAGGGTACCTGTAAATCCTCAAAAGTTATTAACGACAAACACTCTTGGCGTCGCGGGTAGTAATACTACGTTGTCAATAAACTATCGATATGGTGGTGGATTATCCCATAACGTCCCTGCTAATTCGATAACCAGCGTTTATAATTTATCGATAGCGTTTCCAAGAAATCCAACGGTAAACTTATCGATAGCAGTTAGAAATACTTTGGAAGTTACGAATTTAGAACAAGCGTCTGGCGGTGAAGATGCGTTAACGACCGAAGAACTAGTGGCATTAATTCCTTTCGCTAAAAACTCGCAAGAAAGAGTGGTAACGAAAGAAGATCTATTGGCAAGAATCTATACGATGCCATCAAATCTAGGCCGCGTATTTAGAGCAGCTATTGTACCCAACACAAACAATCCTTTAGCAACCCAACTTTACATTATATCTAGAGATGCTCAATCAAAATTAATAACTTCTCCTGATAGTCTTAAATTAAACTTAAAAAGATATTTGAACTCGTATCGAATGATTTCTGATTCGATTGATATTTTAGACGCAAAAGTTATTGATTTACAGCTAAAGTTTTCAGTAGTGTTAGATCCGTCGTTAAATAGAAATACGCTTCTTACTAGTATACTTGCATCATTACAAACCAAGTTTGATGTAACGAAATTTCACATTAATCAACCAATCGTAATATCTGAATACGTTAACGCGATCTATGCAATTCCAGGCGTAATAGCTGTTGAAAATATTCAATTCGTAAATATTTCGGGCGTTGTTAATAATAGGGTGTATAGTTTAGATACACACGATATAAAGGCTTATACACGCAGACAAATGATTTTTCCACCTGTGGGTGGAATATTCCAGGTTAGGTATCCCAATGTTGATATTGTTGCGAAAGCGGTGTCATAATGTTTAGAGCTCTAAAAGCAGATAAGGACACTTACATTACGAACAAATACATTGATGGCCGACCGGCTGTAAGTGGTAACGTTGGTATTGCTGGTACCTTAGATTTTTTTAAACTATACGGAATTACAATCGTAACGTCTGGTAGCGATAAAATTCCTAAAACTGAATTATCTAGAGCTTTAATACACTTTGATTTGGAGCCATTGCAAAACTTGGTAAGCAATGGTCGGGTTGATCTTTCACACAATAGTTTTAAATGTCTTTTATCTTTAAAGGACGTATATGGTGGGCAGCCGACTCCCAATAATTTTACGATCGATATATTTCCGTTGTCTGCTTCATTTACAGAAGGTTATGGTAAAGATGTAGCTTATTATTCAGATGAAGATAAATGTAATTTTTTGTCTTCATCTAGCGACGCGCTATGGTTCGGAGAAGGTTGCACAAAGGCGTGCTTTTCTACGGGATCAGGAGATTATATAACAAGTTCAGTTACAATAGCAGATACGAAAGTGTCTCAAACATTTGTAAAAGGCACTGAAGATTTACTCGTAGATGTAACAAAAATTATTTCAGCTACTATAAAGGGAGATCTACCTGATTCTGGTTTTAGGTTGTCTTATAGTTCTGCGGCAGAAGACGATAATAAAACATATTTCGTGAAGCGTTTCGCTAGCCGCCACGCATACGACGAAAGTAAACACCCAAAATTATTAATAAAATTTGACGATTCGATTCAGGACGATACGTCCAATCTATTTTTAGATTCGCCAGTTTCAGCTAGCTTATTTTTATACAACTATATTCATGGCCAACTAACAAACTTGACTTCTGGTTCTACATTTTTAACTGGGTCAAATTCAGTATTACTTGAACTTCAGACTGAAGTAACAGGCGTTGGAACATACTCTTTGTTTTTTACAGGATCGCAACATAAAGTTGGTAGCAATTATACAACGGGTATTTATTCTGCTTCTGTAACCATACCCTTTAGCGACGCAACGATCAAAAAGGCTTATGATTTATCGGGCTCAGTAAGCTTCACACCAATTTGGTCTTCTATCGATAAAAATGTAGCTTTTGCTACAGGATCGATAATCACTGCACGTCCGCCAGAAAGAATATCGTATAGACTAAATCCAAGACGTTATACTGTAAATGTAACAGGTATAACGACCGATTATTCTCAGGAAGAAGAAGTAACGATGCGTGTGTACATTTTCGATCAAAATGATCCAATTATTTTTGCAAAAAGATTACCTGCGGAAATACCGGGTTTATCTTTAAGAAATGTGCATTACGCCATTAGAAACGCTGCGACGAATGAATATGCCATACCTTTTGATACAACTTATAATTCTACAAAGTTGAGTAGCGATTCGAAGGGGATGTATTTTAACTTTAATACGTCTACATTAACATCGTTAAATTCGTACGTTGTCGACATAATGATTAACGTAGATAACCTAGAACAAAAATACTTAAATGCATCATCTCAGTTTAGAATTATAAATCTTTAATGTACCATGGCAATAACGAATACGCAACCATATATTCCTTCTTTTTTGAAGGCCGCGTTATTAGATACGCGCCCGGTGCAATTAACATTCGAAGATTTGGCGGGAACAAATTCGAATATTACTAGTACTTCTTCTTTTAAGTACGAGCCCCTAAACTATCCGCTAAAAAATACCCAACAGCTAAACGTAGATTGGTCTAAGTTTGAAAATCATACTTTTTTTCAATCTGCAGAAGTAAAGACGAACGTTGCGTTTGATCAAATCATAAATGGTTATCCATTCGATGGAACAAAAAAGGAAGTAGAAGCATTTTTTGAAAAAATAAGTGGATTTGAAAAATATGTTTTCGATCAATTTCCTACCTTTGGTGGCCAATTACATTTTTCTGGTACTCAGGTTTCCGAAACGCTTCCAACACAAGGCACGTACATAACTACAAAAGACATCGCGGGCTGGTTGTTTCCTTCGCTGGCTAAAAATAAATCAGGCGAATCCGTTTTTAATCCCGTCGCAGATAAGTCTTTTACTGTCGAACTACACGCGTTTATTCCAGACCAGACGAACAGTAGACAAGTCATCATTCAAAAACAATCTGCTAACAAAGATGAAGGATTTACTTTTCATCTAGAGCCTTCTTCAACGAGTGAAGTAAAAGGTGTTTTTAGCTTTGTTTCAGGAGGCGTCAATAATCATGTCGAGGCGACGTTAACAAAAGGACAATTTAATCATCTGTGTATGACTCTGAACAAGGAATCAGGACCAGATTATTTGCAATTCTTTATTAACGAAGAACTAGTCGCAACTAGCCAATATCAAAAAGAATTTGGCGATTTTAGCGAAAGAACAGACATGTATATTGGTTCTGGTTCTTCATTCTTTGTTACAGGTACTTTAATTTCGCCACAGCAAACGTTTAGCGGTAGTTTGGATGAACTAAGAATATTTCATTCAACTAGAAGTATTAAACAACAAGAATTATATCGCTCAAAAGGTATTTACGCGACAGATAATTTAAAATTATATTATAGATTTAACGAGCCATCATCGTCGTACGCGAGTTCACCAAGCGACACAGTGAATTCGATCGTTTTAGATAGCTCGGGTAATTCTTTGCACGGAACGATAAACAACTATAATTCTTATGGTTCTTCCTCGCTGCGTCAACCTACGTCTATCGATAGTAATAGTTTGATGACTAACGAAAGAGGCGAATTTAAAAAAATTCTTTTTCCTCTGGATCCATCAGTCGTTGCATTGAACGAAAGTCTATTAACGACAGCAAGCTTGTATGATCTTGATAACCCTAATTTAATTACGAAACTAATACCTCGTCACTATTTGCGTGAAGGTGCACAATTCGAAGGAATACCGCAGGCGAGTTTAGAAGGCACAATAACCGATTCCTACAGTGGTCAAGGAATACCTGGTCAAGGTAAATTAGGCTCCGTACAGGTTATGTTGTCATTTTTGTATATTTGGGCTAAGTTTTTCGATGAGATTAAAATGTTCGCGGATGCATTTAAGACCTTGCGAACAGTTGGTTATGATTTAAACGAGACAATTCCTGATAGCTTTTTAAATGACTTTATAAAAGATTATGGTTTTTATTTGCCACCTTTGTTTAATAGCGCGAATATACAACAATACGTTGAAGGCGAAGACGTATCAGAAATAGGCATAAACGATTATACAATAAAGCAAGTACAGTCTCATCTACTTCGTCGCGTACTTATTAATATGCCTGATATAATCAGGTCAAAAGGTACTCAACACAGTATTCGTTCATTCTTAAGATCTTTGGGTATAGATCCAAATAATAGCTTAAGAATAAGAGAATACGGTGGTCCGTCTTTAAAACAGTTTGAAACAACAAGAGAATATAAAGTTGAACAGGGCATTTTAACGAAAGTTTCGGGCGCTGTTTTATTAACGTCAAATTATCTTTCTGCGTCACGCGTCGAACCAGGATATCCAGAAATAATTGGTACATTCGTAAATGGCGTATCATCTAATCCGTCAGACGGTTTATTGACTTCTGGTTCGTGGACGTATGAGGGAATCTATAAGTTTTCAAACAATTCAGCATTTGGCGTGCAATCGCTAGCAAGATTGCATACGACTGGATCTTCCCCGTATGCGCAATCTGCACTTTTATTAAATCTTGTTTATTCAGGTGGTCTACATCTTTATGCACGACCAGGTTTATCTACTACTTCTCCACTTTTACAATTAAGCTTAACTGGATTTGATATTTTCGATGGTAACAAGTGGAATGTTTCTTTTGGCTGTCAAAGATCAGACCAAATAGGGAGCGTCATTTCTTCTTCTTATTTCTTGCGAGCTAGTACACAATCGGGTGGTGATATAACCGAATATTATACTACGTCTTCTTTCTTTGATGAAGCTACGCCGATCGCCGGAATTAGAACGAGTTATTTTAAAAATATTAGTTCAGTATACAACGCGTCGGGTTCTTGGGTAGAAATAGGCGATAATCAAAATATTCCCGAAGGCGCGATGGGTTATTTGTTTTTAAATAACACTATTGATGTTCCTGCAAGCGCGCGCATTACTGATTTCGATGGTAGGGTCGGATACGTTAGATTTTGGTCGAAGGCGTTAACGGAAAGTGAATGGAGAGATCACGTAAGAAACTATAAATCTCAAGGAGTTTCTACGCCACTTACCAACTTTAATTATGTTACTAACAAATCTGGTTCGTTTGAAAAATTAAGGATGAGTGTTCTAGAAAAGCAGTCAACAAAAATATCAGACTCATTTGGAAAAATTGTATTTTTAGATTATAGCGAAAACGGAATTCACATGACCGGTTCGGGATATACAGCGTTGGTAACTGCTTCATTCGGAGAGACTTTCGATAGAAACTATTTGTCTCCTTATTACGATGAATATTCGACGAGTGAAAAAATAAGAATTCGCGGATTTTTAGATGAAAAAAATATGGTAGATGCGCCATGGGCTATTTTTGGTCCGGCCAAAGATTACCCTGCTAATGAAAAGCCCTTAGATGACACGCGTTTATCGATTGAGTTTTCCTTGATAGATTCTTTGAATAAAGATATTATCAATATGTTTGCTATGTTTGATGAATTAGCGACAGCGATTGGCGATCCTACATTAGCGTATTCTCCCGACTATCCGGACCTAGAAAAATTAAGAAATATCTATTTCAATAGATTGTCTGAAAAATTAAACTTTAGAAGTTTCTTTGAATTTTATAAATGGTTTGATACTTCTATTAGCACCTTCATTGAGCAATTAGTTCCTAGAAAAACAAGGTTTAAGGGCACGAATTTCGTAATTGAATCTCACATGTTAGAGCGTCATAAAATTGAATACCAATCTAGCGAAATATACTTGGGAGACTCTACTCGTTCGCGCATAAGAGACACGCTGTTGGTTCAACAGATAACAGGAAAAATAGGTAGATTTTAATCGAGGGTTACATGACCATTTATTTAAAGAATTTTTATTCGACCATCCAGCAATATTCTACGTTGGCATCAACAGCCTTCGACGAAGGACCAATACTCAATATTGCTGCAGTTGGAATCAATTCTTCTAGTATAAACACAATCGAAGTTGACCCTTTTCGTCATGGCGTAGAAATTACACAAAACAAACATGCGTATGCTGGATTATTTAAAATTTCTGCCGGAACGCCAGGTCATATAATTAGGCCTGTTTGTATAGGCGCAAACGATGATATCACAATTGTATCTTCTGAATACTATGTCGAAGTAGATCCTTTTAATCCGGTTACGTATTTAAAACTGTCTTCTTCGCTAGAACGTTCAAAAATGATAGGAACGGAAGAAGATTTTTTAGATAGAAAATTAGCATATAATGGTGTAATTGAACCTTTAACAATTAGAGCTGTCGAAGGTTTTTTGTCTAATGAACATCCTTATCAGTTACACTCTATAAAGGGAGAGTTTTTAAACGGTAACTTAAATAAGTTCTCTTTAGCTAGCGACGAAGTTTTAACTGTTGACTATATACCTAAAAAAACGATAACCTACTTAAATGGCTCACGCCTGTTTGAAAATAAAGCTTATTTTCTAGATAGGTTAATAAATCCGGGTTCGCCAGGAAGCGGAACTTTGTCAGGTTTAGTAAGTCATCAATTACCTCAAAATGGTAGCGTAAAATATTTTTTGGTTGACTTATCTGGTTCTAATATTGCTTCCAATCTAACATTTCCTTTTGATGATTCTAAAAAATATCTTCAAAGTATGGGAGTTACTACTACTACGCATGGACAGGACTTGGTAAACGTCTTTAATATCATGACAGGTTCTACTGGAAATTACGTGCCTCCTGGGAAAAAATCCGCGACAACAGGTTTTGTATATGATAATATAGGTTACGCGGGAGTAGATTCTATAGCATTTGGAGGTATGACGTACTGAGATGGCAACGAGCAAAGCACTAAGGGCAGCGCCTGATAGGAAGCTAAGCGATTACGTGGCTTCAATTAAAAGGTTATTTGACGATCCAGTTACCGTGTCGGATGATAAATTTATTAAACAAAATTACATCATTACGTTCAACAGTACTGTTACCGTCGGTGGATTGAGTCCCTGGCAAGGATATTCTAGCGTCCTACCGATAGGTTTCGATTTTAAAGTTAATGGCGTAACTTATAAAGAGTTTATCGTTCAGGCTTCGGGTTGGATGATGTTAAAAGATCCCGCGGGCGGAACTTCAGGGGCAACATTCTGGATCGACGTGTTGGATTCAACTGATCCCGAAGCTGCTAATTACAATAATTCTATAATTCGAGCCGCGGGCGGCGAGTACTTTGATTACAATCATATTTTATTAGCGCCGTATTTTTCAACATCCAGGTTAGTTACACAAACAGTAGATGAATTACAAACAGCGTCTGGTGGTTATGGCGCAACAATAACTTCGACGGTTGAAGCCAATATATTAAATGGATCAGATACCAGAAATTGGCCGTATGATTTAAAAGATTATGGCGTAAGATACGTTAATGGTTTTGATTCTAAAAAAGGCAAATATTTACTAGTGCGTTGGACAACTACGTCAGTGGATCATCTTTTAAAGAAATTTGAAGTAGCCATATTTGAAAACGGAACTATTGAATATCGTTATTGGCCGCAAAAAGTGTATGAAAAACCATCGTCTTATTTGTCTAGCGCTGATGGAACAATCGGAATTTTTTGGTCTAGCTTAAATAATGGCACAAATAATTTTAGAGACTTGAGCCCGTTGTTGGACTACAAAAAATCGGAACGTACTTTATCGCAGCTCGGCGGTGTTCAAGGTAGCGATGGCTTGATCGAAAATTCGAATCAATTTTATGAACCTACGAACAGATATTACGCTATCAACGTCGACTATAACACCTATTGGCCCCGCAACGGTGCAGTTATTACCCTGTCTCCTCCTGTTACGTCAGGTAAATTTTTACCTAAAAAGATTATAGGAGAAATAGCTTCTACGCGTCCGGTAGTACGATCACCCAATGCATACGACGATAGAAAAACGATTCCTTATTCTAGTAACACATTAATTTATGCGCCCTCCACGCTACCTAGCAGATTAATCGGTGATTCAGGCGATATCGACGTGTCTCTGAGACAAATGCTGTTTGTTAGCGGAAACATGTCTATGCAAGGAAGCGTAAATAAGTCTAGCATAAATGATTTATTGGGTCAGTTAGATGCGATCGAAAAACTTGCAGAACGCAGCGATAATTCTTTCAACGAATCGAAACAAAATTACGAAGCTATAGTTTCATCAAATAGTTTTTATACGCAAGGTTCTTCTATCGAAGAATTCGGTACGGGTTTTGAAGCGCCTCTAAAATCCAAAACCCAAATAAACATTTCGCTACCTATTTCTAAGCAAACGACGATGCCGTCGTCGACTTCGTCGTTTTATTATTACGACAGACAGCTAGAACGTTGGTCGATGAAAAATCCAAACCATCCAGCTAATCCTCAAAAAATTATATCAGAACCCGAAGATAATTTAGGCTCATATGAAGTTCAGTTGGTCGCTAATCCACTTTATAGAGTTGTTGAAACTGCGCAAGGTTTCGACGCGGTGGGTAGAAAAGTAGTTTCAGGATCGAATACAACTAGTTTTGCTGTTTTTAGTAACGTAACGCAACAATCTGATGATGCTATAGGGTCTATCGTCAATAGTGATAAGGCATCTCTTGCTGAAGCAGGGTCCATTTTTTATAATCTCAAAGCAAATGAATTCCGCGAAGCTCACTATAGAACGTATGCAAAAAGCATTTTCGATTCATCAAATTATTATCCAGAAGATTCTCAAAAAATTAATCTTTCGATAGACTATCCTTTTTTAGTAGAAAAAGTAGTTGTTAAATTTCCACTATATATTAACGGAAATTGGTTTAATGATTTAACTACATGTATGCGTCCTTTTACGGATAGCACCGATATTTTTTCATCCTATAACATGAGTGGTAGATTTCGAGGCGCGGTTGATTTCGGAGGGCCCGGAATAACGTTTGGTCTTTTTTGTCATAGGAAAGCGCCAGGTTCATCATATCTCGATTTAATCGCATCAGGCACGATAACAAATACGCTTGATAATTCTAAATCGGTAGTACTCAAAAAAGACCCGAATATGAAACACTACAGTTTACGACCCGTTGGATTCAAATCCTTTTCTAATCCAACAACGGTTATATCGGGAACCAATAACATATTTGACGATAGAGTAATGCTAGAAATGGAAGCTTCTATTGCGGGCGGCATTACTTGCGCCAGATTAGATAGAAGCTATATAACCTCTAGTTATTCATCACCTTCAGTCGTTTCAACAACTTTAGTCAACAGTAATAGACGAAAGGCTGTATCTTTATTAACGTCAGAAGAACTGTTTTCTCGCGGTGAACGACCAATAAATGCATATGACATGAGAAGTGGGTTTTATGAGCCTAACTACGACGATAGATCCCCTAGAATTTATGTTCAGCAAGTTAGTCCATTATCGCGAGGCGCTACGGGGGTACAATTCAATGGTAACTCTATATTGGGTGGAAACGTTGCGTATTTTAATTTAGAAGATAGGGTAATTAATCCATTGTACGTAAGCGCAAGCGGTTCTTTACCGACAGCGTTCAAAAGCATAATTGATACAAGCGACTTTGGATTTGAAGCAGTGTCTATATACTCTACAGTGGATTCTAGGCCATCGCCGTATCTTCTAATACCTGGCGACAGATTAACGCTATCTATATCAAAAACGCGACCTGTCATTTATCGAGCTCGTACAGCAGATACTTCAGGAGTCATTTACAATGTATTTTCTTCTTTCGATTTGACGGGCAGTCACGGTACGGTAATGCTAAATACGGGTTCTATCGATATAACGATATTTGGTAGTTACGTAAGAGGAGGCGTCGGATTTAATCCATGAGTCACTTTTATAATTCTGAATCAATTTTCGAAGTAATTGGAAATTATCCAGTTACTGATCAATTCGATATTCTTTACGCTAATTTACAATCAGGCTCGTATACTGATAATTATGTAACAGGCGCCTTACTTAGAGCAACAAAAAATACTTCAGGCGTTGGATTCTTCTTGACAACTGGCTCTCGAGGATTAGCATTTAGTAAATTGGGCGTAGACAGAAATACGCGACCGCACAATGATAATACCGATGTTAAAACTAGCTATAATTTGCAACCGTGGAGAGAACGTGCTGGTGTAGTAAGAAACATAAAGATATTCTCTGACGCTGAAAGATTCTACGACTCCTTGTTGCCGAATTTGTCTAAATTTTTCGCAAGCAATGGTATACAAATAACAGGTGTTAACAACCCCGCGCTTGGTTTAAGAGGCGCTTATGTTACGATTGGCTCTGCAACAGGATTAGGAATTTTAGATACTTTTCCTTTTGAACCCAAATATTCAGAAATAGAAAGAGTGGTAAATTTATCGTTGGGATTTAAAACGACGGTCGGCAATGATTTAATTACGAACGCTCCCGTGCTAGCATTTGATGGCGAAGATTTGTATTCAAATGATTCAGGAAAAATCAGGCACCTGGGTGGATCAATTTATATGGTGGGATATTCACCCGATTATCAAGCGTCAATAGTACCCGTGAATTATAGTCCCGCCCCAGAAGATATAGCTAAAGTCATTTTCGGATTTGGAGACTGGAATACTCGACCCCCCAACAATTACTATAGCTATGCTGGATATTCGCATTATCCTACTTTTAGGTCTGGTTCTCAAAGATCGGGATCGCCCGCCACATCCGCACGCGTTGTAGGACCGATAATTAGAGGTTGGAAATATGGCATTTTTGATGGTAATCCTCACTATGCTAGTTGCGTATTTCGCCGCGATCGCTTTGGTCAATTCAGAGACATGTTAGAGCAAAGACTACAAGCTGCAGTTTATGTTGACGATGCGAATAATCCGTTAAAAAATGCAGGATCTTTTGAATCCCCAGCGATGCCACAAAGCTTGGAGAAATCTAAAAATATTGAAAACGTAATTGAAAGACCAGTTAAGGTTACTTTCGTAAAACAACAAGTAGTAGAAACCAACGGAATTGAACAACTGATATATGCTCCACAATCAGATCCTGTGCAAACGTGGTCTTCTAATTTAAGTTTACATGCAACTTCTTCTTTACCATTTTTTGATTTAGAAAATAATAGTTTGGGTAGAAATAGATCTGAAATACCAAGCACTGTGCTTA